CTCGCCCGTCTTCGACTACATGGGCGCCACGGGTGAGGTTCGCGTCCTGAAGATGGTCGCCCTCACCAACATCCCCAACCTCCACCTGCAGGCGGCAGCCAGCCGCCAAGGAGACGCCATGAACGAACTCCTGGAGCGGTTGTGCTACATGCTCAACCTGCCCCTGACCACCACGGCCGAAGAGATGGCCGCCCAGCTGGACAAGCTGAAGACCATGCTGGCGGACGCCCAGGCCACCGCCACCGCCTCCGCGGAGCTGGCCAAGGCGGTCGGCCTCGCCGCCGACGCGCCCATCGCCACTGTCGCGCAGTCCATCCAGGCCAAGCTCACCTCGCTGGCCACGCCGGACCCTGCCCAGTACGTGCCCAAGGCTCAGTACGACCAGGTCGCACACTCCCTGGCCGAGCTGCAGGGCACCACGCAGGCCGCCGAGACCGTGCGCCTGGTCGAAGAGGCCATGAGCGCCGGCAAGGTGCCCCCGGCCCTGAAGGCCTGGGCCACCGAGTACGCCACCCGCGACCCCGAAGGGTTCCGGAAGTACGCGGAGTCCGCCCCGGTGATCACCGGAACGGCTCACAGCAACCTGGGCCAGGGCTCCGGCGCTGACACCCAGACCCTCAACCCCGAGGAGGAGACCGTGTCCCACGCCCTGGGCCTGTCGGCTGACGCCTACCTCGCCGCCAAGAAGGAGGTGGACTGATGGCCGCCCTCGCCGCTGACCGCAACACCGCCCGCCGGGAAGCCCGATGCTTCGTGGACCCCGTGACGGCGGCCGTGAAGATCTATGCCGGCTCCATCGTGGTGCTGGATGCCGCTGGCAATGCCAAGCCGGCCGTCACCGCCACGGGGCTGATCGCCCGGGGACGGGCCGAAGAGCAGGTGGACAACTCCACGGGCGCCGCGGGCGACAAGACCGTCCGCGTCGAGCGGGGTGTCTTTGGCGTCAAGTCCGACGCCAGCCTCAACCGCACCCACATCAACAAGACCGTCTACCTAGTGGACGACCAGACCGTGGCCGCCACCGATGGAACGGGCACCCGTTCCGCGGCCGGAACCCTCAAGGACCTGGAAGGCAGTGGCGCGACCGCCACCGCCTGGGTCGAGATCGGATAAGGAGCCGACCATGCTGATCAATGCGACTGCCCTCCAGAACCTCATCGTCGGGTTCAAGGCCGCCTTCAACACCGGCTTCCGCAGCAACTCCGAGATCCACTGGTCCCGGGTTGCCACCCTCGTCCCCTCCACCACCAAGACCGAGACCTACGCCTGGCTGGGCCAGTTCCCCCGCCTGCGGGAGTGGATCGGCGACCGGCAGGTGAAGAACCTGAGCCAGGGGACCTACAGCATCAGCAACAAGAAGTTCGAGTCCACCATTGCCGTGAAGCGCGACGACATCGAGGACGACCAGTACGGCGTCTACGCACCGCTCTTCCAGGAAATGGGCTTCGCGGCCGCCACCCACCCCGATGAGCTGGTCTTCGGCCTGCTCGGTGCTGGCTTCGCCACGAAGTGCTTCGACGGGCAGTTCTTCTTCGACACGGATCACCCTGTGGGCGAAGGCACCGTCAGCAATCACGGCGGCGGCGCGGGCACGCCCTGGTTCCTTCTGGACACCAGCCGGGCCCTGAAGCCCCTGATCTTCCAGAAACGGCGGGACTACAAGCTCGCCACGCTCAACAACCTGGAGGACCCGAACGTCTTCATGCGTGACGAGTTCCTCTTCGGCGTGGATGCCCGGGGCAACGTGGGCTTCGGCTTCTGGCAGATGGCCTACGGCAGCAAGGTGACCCTCGATGCCGCCGGCTTCAACGCGGCCTACGCCGCCATGATCGGGCAGAAGTCCGATGACGGCCGGCCCCTGGGCATCCGCCCCACGCTTCTGGTGGTCCCGGCTTCCCTTCGGGAGGCGGCCAACCAGGTCATCAAGGCCGAACGCAACGCCAACGGCGCCACCAATACCAACCAGAACGCGGTCGAGATCCTCGTCTGCCCGTGGCTGTGAGGTGAGGCATGGGCCTCTTCGGCAAGCCTGACTCCAAACCCGACGCCAAGCCCCTCACTGGGGCTGGCGACGGCAGCGCAACCCCGCCCGCCACCATGGGCAACCAGGAGGGGGGCGGCACGCCGTCCCCCTCCACTCCGGACCCGGCGGCGTCGAAGGCCAAGGCCTCGACGGTCAAGGCCATTCCGGCGCTCGCCATCCGCGCCCTCCCGCCCGCCGGCTTCTGCCGGGCCGGGCGGCGCTGGACGCCCGAGGTCCAGACGGTGGCGGTCTCCGAGTTCACCAAGGCCCAGGTCAAGGCCCTCCGCGAGGAGACCAACCTGGTCGTGGAGGACGTGGAGATCCAGCCCGAGCCGGAGGTCTGAGATGGGCTACTGCACTGTCCAGGACATGGTGGACCGCTACGGCCAGGCCGAAATGGCCGCGATCACGGACCGTTCTGCGGGCGTCACCCTGGACGAGGTGGTGGCCCAGCGGGCGGTGGACGACGCCTCGTCCGAGATGGACAGCTACCTGGCCTCCCGGTACCGCCTCCCCCTCACGGCGGCCCCGGTGGTGCTCTCGGTGGTCTGCGCCGACATCGCCCGCTTCCTGCTCTACAAGGACCAGCCCCTGGAGGAGGTCCGCAAGCGGGCTGAAGACGCCCGCGCGTGGCTCAAGGATCTCGCCAAGGGCTACGCCTCTCTGGACCTGGGGCCCGAGCAGCCCGCCCCAGGCCCCTGCAGTTTCACCGCCAACCCCCGCCAGTTCAGCCGGGAGAGCCTCCGTGGCCTCTGAGTTCACCATCCAGGTCCAGGGTGACCGCCCCGTCCTCCAGGTGCTCGCCGAGCTGCGCGGGAACCTGGAGGACATGGGCCCGGCCTGGCAGGAGGTGGGCGACGAGCTGACGGCCCGGGCTGACCGGCGCTTCGAGACCAAGACCGACCCTTCGGGGACGGCCTGGGCGCCCTGGCGGCCCGCCACGCGCCGCATGCGGGCCAAGGAGGGCCGGGGCACGCTGCTGGAGCACACCCGCATGCTGCGCGGATCGCTCGACGCTGAGGCCTCCCAGGACCACCTGGTGCTGGGGCTGGGGCGCTCCTATGGCCCCTACCACGAGCTGGGCACCAGTCGCATGGTCCGCCGGGGCATCCTCCTGGCTGACGCCGGGGCCGAGCCCCGACTGGGCGACCAGGACAACCAGGTGGTGCTGGAGATCCTCATGGATCACCTGACGGGAGGGGCCCGTGTCTGACGCCCTCACCGCCTGGCAGCCCATCGTGGACCGCATCAAAGCCGAGGTGCCCGCCTTGAAGGCGGTGCATGCGGTCTGGGATCTGGCCTCGGTGGTGGAGCAGAGCCAGGTCGTCCCCGCCGCCTTCGTCATCTACGACGGCGAAGAGCCCATCGATTCCGTGGGCAACGGCAAGCGGGTGATGGAAGACCAGCGGTTCATCGTCGTGCTGGCGGTGCGGAATTCCCGAGACGTGCTCAGCGGCGCGGGTGTGCGCGAAGGCGCCCTGGCACTGCGGGCCTCCCTCCTGGCGGCCCTGTCCGGCTGGCAGCCCACACCCGACCACCGCCCCCTACAGCGTGCCAAGGGCGCCCCACCGCCCCGCTACACCACGGGCTTCGCCTACCTTCCCACCTTCTTCACCACCCGGAGCGCCAATCCATGAGCAAAGCCGACGCCCAGCAGCTCGTCACCGTGAAGCTGCTCAAGCCCCACACCCACGCCGATGTCCAGATGGAAACCGGCGACACGCTCGATCTGCTCCCCGACCAGGCCCAGTGGCTGAAGGCTGAGGGCGTGGCCGAGATCCTTCCCACTGCCACCACCAAGTGAGGTGATCCATGGCTGATTTCTACGCCTCCATCCAGGGCATCGTCTACGCCGCCGTCCGCGACGCGAACGGCAAGCCCGGCAAGCTCTACGACATGGGCAACGCGCCCAAGATCTCCGTCTCGCTGAAGAGCGACGTCAGCATCAAGAAGGAGGCCCGCAGCGGCTTCCGTCTGCCGGCGAAGCGCCTCTCCAAGGGGTTCGAGGCCGAGCTGGCCCTGACGCTCGACGAGTTCACCCTGGACAACCTGGCCCTGGGGCTCTACGGCACCGTGGTCACCAAGGCCGCCGGCACGGTGACGGGCGAGCTGCTGCCCACGGGCCTGGCGGCCGGCGACCGGGCCCAGCTGGCGAACCCCAAGGTTTCCACGGTGGTGGTCAAGGACAGCGCGGGCACGCCTGCCACGCTGGCCCTCAATACCAACTACACCGTGGATGCGGACTCGGGCCACATCATCATCGTGAGCCCCGGCGCCTTCGTGCAGCCCTTCAAGGTGGACTACGGCTACGCCGCCAGCAAGAAGGTGGGCGCGTTCACCCAGGCGGCCCCGGAGCGGATGATCATCCTGGAAGGGCTGAACACGCTCGACAACAACCGCCGCGTGCGGGTGACCGTGTTCCGCACCCAGATGGACCCCCTGGGTGACCTGGGGCTCATCCACGACGACTACGGCAGCATCGAGCTGAAGGGCTCGGCGCTGGCCGACGGCAGCCGCGCCAGCTCTGACCCCATGGGCCAGTTCCTCAGCTACGAATACCTGGACGCCTGAGGTGATCCGTGGCTGACGATCTGAGGGGGATGCTGCCCGAGGAGCGCCAGGTCGAGGCGGGGGGTGAACTGTTCACCCTCCGCCCCTTCGGCTTCCGGCACATGCTCAAGGCCCTGCCGCACTTCAACGCCCTGATGCAGTACATCAGGGCCGAGGAGATCGGGGGCGAACTCCGCTTGAAGATGGATCTGGACCAGCTCCTCACCGAAGGCGGGGACCACCTGGCGCCGCTCATGGCCCTGGCCACGGGTCGGGATCTGGCCTGGGTGGATGGGCTGGACCTCGACGGGGGCTGCCGCCTGGCAGCGCAGGTGCTGGAGATGAACGCTGATTTTTTCGTCAGGACGAGAGCCCGGTCGGCCGGGGGCAGCGCGGCCCCCGGCAGCAACGCCTCTGGAGCGACCTCGTCAACGACCTGATCAGCGCCGGCCACAGGTGGCCAGACATTCTCGACTACACCCCCCGCCAGATCCGCCTCTTCGCCAAGGCCGCCCAGCGCAGGGAGGCGCAGACCCGGAGGGACTTCATGCAGGACGTGCGGCTGGCGGTGTGGGCTGAGTCCAAGGACTTCAACGATCTGATGAAAGCGGGGCCAGAGGGTGGCTAACAGCTACACGATCAGCATCAAGGTGGACGCCCAGACCAAGGGCGTCGACCAGGTCGTGGGCCTGGAGCAGGCGATCCTCAAGCTGGCGGGCGGCGCCACCCAGGCCGCCAAGCCCACATCCCAGCTGGTGGATGCCTTCGGGAACACGGTCACGGCCGCCCCGAAGGCTGCCAAGGCCGTCGAGGGTGTGGGCCAGGCCGCCACAGGCGCCGCGGCTGGCGAAGGGAAACTGACGGGCCAGGCCGGCGAGGCGTCCAAGGCACTGAAGGACCAGGGCGAGGCCGCCAGCCAGGCCGCCACCAAGACGCGGGACATGGGGCACAGCCTGACCTCGGGCTACGCCCAGGTCGAGCTGCTGAAGGTCGGAGTGGAGAAGCTCTACGCCGCCGTGCGCCAGGCCTGGACCGGCTTCACGGAACTGGAGACCAAGCTGGTGAACATCCGGACCCTGAGCGCCCTGACGGACCAGCAGTTCAAGGCCCTGAGCGCCGAAGTGGTGGCCATGAGCACCCGGGTGCCGCAGAGCGCGGCCAACCTGGCGGACGGCCTCTACCAGCTGCAGAGCGCGGGGGTGGACGCCCAGCAGGCGGTGAAGGGCACCAACGGCGAGCTGGGAGCCCTGGAGCTGGCGGCCCGTGCGGCCACGGCCGGCCTTGCCACCACGGAGCAGGCGGTGGACGTGGGCACCAGCATCCTGAACGCCTACCAGAAGCCAGTGACGGACCTGGCGGGCGACTTCGATGTGCTCTTCCAGACGGTGAACCTGGGGAAGACCACGTTCCCCGAGCTGAGCCAGAGCATGGGCCTGATGCTGCCCCAAGCGGCGGCCTCGAAGACGGGCCTGAAGGAGGTCTCGGCGGCCCTGGTGGAGCTGACCAACCGCGGCATCAAGACCCCCGAGGCGGTCACCCGCATCAGCGAGGCGATCCGCTCGCTCTCCACGCCGAACCCCGAGGCCCAGCCGTTCTTCCGCCAGCTGGGCATCCAGTGGAATGGCCTGATCGACACCATCCGCCAAGTCAAGGAGAAGGGCCTCAGCAACGCGGACCTGAAGCGCCTGGTGCCCGATCAGCAGGGCTACGTGGCGGTGCAGGCGCTCACCCAGGGCTACGACAGCCTGATCGACACCCTGGACAAGCTGGAAGACAGCGCGGGTACCACTACCAACGCCTTCGCCCTGCAGGCCGAGACCACTGCCAGCAAGACGCAAATCCTCAACAACCAGATGACCGCCCTGGCCAACGAGGGCATGGAGGGCGTGGCCCGCATGGTGACGCCCATCCTGACGGGCCTCACGAAGCTGGCTGGGCTGCTGGGCCCCTTGCCGGATGGTCTGAAGTCGGTGGCCCTCGGGATGGTGATCCTGGAAGGCGGCACCCTGGCGGCCGTGGCCGCGTTGAAGATGCTGGACATCACCATCACCACGGGCCTGGGGCCGATCTCCGCCGTGGTGCTGGCCATCGGCGCCCTGGCGGCGGGGGTGGGCTACCTGGCCACCATCGAAGAGGAAGAATCAAAAGCCAGGGCCAGGAACAACTCGGCATCGCTCTCTCAGCTAAAGACGGCAGAAGGACTCACCCGAGAGTACCGAAATCTTGCTAAGGGCATCGAAGACGGAACCCTCAAGGGGAAGGCTCGCGCCGACGCCGAGGAGCGTTTGAAGACCTTGAAGGATGAACTGATCAAGATCAGCCCCGACTACCAGGATGCGCTGAGCAAAGAGAAAGACGGGTTGCTGGGTGTTGCAGATGCGCTAGACAAGGTGAACAAGCGGTCCGAGGAAAACGAACGGCAAAAGTACGAGCAACAGAAACAGCGCCTGGCGAAGCTCCAGGGGGAGATGAAAGACGCCCAGGATGCCCTGGCGAAGGTCGTTAAAGAACAGGAGGGGCAACAGTTCGCGCTGCTATCAAAAACTGGTCAGATCAACCTCCAGACCCGCGTGGACTACCTCCAGGGGCAACTGGATAGGTTGCAATCAGAGATGGCCTCCGGGGTTGCCCGGTTCGAACCAAAAGCAGCTCCGACTAAGACAGCCGAACAGATCGCCAAAGAAGCGAAGGACGCGAAGGACAAGAAGGACGCAGAATCCAAGCTCCTCACCACCCAGCAACTGGAGGCTGCCCGCAAGACCGCCGAGGGCGAGGCTGGCCGGGTGAAGGACATCCTGGACCGGGAAAAGGCCGCCCTGGAGGCGGGCTTCCGGGACAACCAGGTGGGCATCACGGCCTACTACGCCCGCCTGAAAGAGGTGGAGCTGAAGGCCCTGGACGATCTGATCGCCGCGAAGACCGCGCTGCGTGCGAAGGAAGCCCAGAGCAAGTCCAACCCTGGGGATGTGTCAAAGCTCACGGAAGAGATCGCCATCCTGGAGCGGAAGAAACAGGATGTCATCAACACCACAGGCAAGGCGGAGGCCCGGGCGGCCCGCGACCTGGCGGACCAGGTCTGGGACGCCCAGGCCCAGGTGCTCGATGCCCAGGGGGAGACCGCCAAGGCCCGCGCCCTCCAGGTCGATGAGCAGTACCGCGAGCTGCTGGCCAAGCTGGTGGCCAACAGCGACCTGGCGGGCCAGGAGATCGTAAACAAGCTCATCCAGGTGGAGAAGGCCAAGGCCCGGGCGGATCAGCTGAGGGCCAGCCTCGACTTCACCCAGGCCCAGCTGAGCGCCGACGAGCTGGGCATCCAGAACCTGCAGCAGGCGGGAATCATCAGCAGCCTGCAGGCGCAGGAACTTCGGGCCCAGGCCATCGAGGCCAAGCTGCCGGCCATGCGGGCCGCGCTGGCGCAGATCCAGGCCGAGGCCACCGCGGCCCAGGAGGCGGCCCGGGTGTCCGGGAAGCCCGAGGATCAGCAGGCGGCGGCCAACCTGGCGCTCCAGGCCCAGCAGATGGGCAACACGGTCTCGGCCACCACGATTCAGCTGGCCCAGCTCCAGGATGCCTGGTCCGGCGTCAAGCAGGCTGGCGCGGATGCCCTGGCGACCGGGATGTTCAACACGCTGATGGCCGTGGGCAAGGGCGCGGGTGCCGTGTCGGACGCCTTCAATGCCATGGCCACAGACATCGTCAACTCCCTGCAGAAGGTGCTCACCAAGATGCTGCTCATCAAGGCCATGGAGGCCATGTTCGGCAAGCAGGAGGCGGGCAGCTTCGGCGGCATGCTCGTGAGCGCCCTGGGAGGTTTCGCGGGCGGCGGCTACACGGGCCCTGGCGGCAAGTACGAGCCTGCGGGCATCGTCCACCGCGGCGAGTACGTGCATGACCAGGAGACCACGGATTTCTGGGGCACCAATTTCCTGGCCAGCCTGCACCCCCGGAAGCTGCGCTTCCCGGGCTTCGCCACGGGTGGCCAGGTGGGGCCGCCCAGCGTGGGCTCCATCGCTGCGGCGGCCAGCCCGAACCTGAATGTCATGCCGATCATCGTCTACGACATGGAAGCCGCCCTGGAGAAGGCCGCCCAGGCGCCCCGGGGCACCAAGGCCATCATCCGCGTGGTGAACGACAACCCTGAAGCGATGGGAGGCCGGTGATGGCGACGACCAGCGGCACGGCGACCGACTACAACGACCTGATGGCCCGGTTGGTGACCTTCGTCACCGGCCCGGCGTTGGGCGCCCAGGCCTGGACAGCCCTGCGGAACACGACGGGCGAGGTGATCCTGCGCGGCCCTGGGCTCACGGGCACCGATGAGATTTATGTCGGGATGAAATCGTTTTCGGATGCCGGGGCGGACTACTACAACTGGGTGCTGTCGGCCTTCTCTGGTTTTGACGCCGGACTGACATTCGAGGCCCAGCCCATGGCTCACCACACGGGCTGGGGAGCCAACCAGAGCGGGCCCATCCTCACCCTGCAGAACGCCAGCATGCGCTACTGGATGGCCGCCACGGGCCGCTGGATCTATCTGGTGGTGCAGGTCGGGACGGTGTATGTGCCCGCCATCCTGGGCTTCGCCCTCACGCCCTACGCGAGCCCTGGGCAGTGGCCCTATCCGATGGTCCTCGGCGCGAACATGGCCTGGGCGGGCGCCGTCACCCTGGCTGGGAACACCAGCTTGCGCTGGAGCTACACCGGGAACGAAAACCGCGCCTGGTTCAATTCCGGCAGCGGAGCTGCCCGGGCGGCGCAGCTGCGGGTGCGGCTGAACGATGGCACCTGGTGGGGTTTTGGGCCCTCCTACACCGCAGGCCAGGGCGCGATCTACCCGGTCGCCAACGGCGCCGCCGATCTGCGACCCAACCTGGACGGCACCTACCAGCGCCTGCCCCTGATCCTCAGCCGGGCTGCGGCCTCGGGCGAATCAGACGTGCTCGGCCAGTTCGACCAGGTCAACTGGGTGACGGGCCATGCCAACGCCGCCGAGAACACCCTCACGGAGGGCGCTGATACGTGGCTGGTGGTTCCCAATGTCTTCCGCAGCACCAAGGTGGACTACGCCGCCTTTAAGCTCGCCTGAGGTGACGAATGGCCTATGAGATCGGCACCTGGTTGAACCCTTCCGACGGCCTGGACAAGATCCGTGTCTTCCTGATCGCCCAGGGATGGACGGTGGATGCCTTCACGGTGGAGGCCCCCGGCAAGCGGCTGCACATGCACAAGGGCGGGTTCTACCTCAACGCGAAGAGCGCCGACAGCACCGCTTCGAATATCTGGCATGAGGGCTCGGTCGGCATCCAGATCGGATTCAACGTCGGCACGGGTTATTCACCGGCATCGATCTGGCGAGATCAGCCCGGTGTGGTGAAG